GGGTATTGGGGGTAAAGGGCAATTAGGCCTAGGTAATACGACATACTATTCTAGTCCAAAACAAGTTGGATCTTTAACTAATTGGTTAAATATTGCTGCTGGTCAATATCATAACTTGGCCATTAAAACAGATGGTACCATGTGGGTATGGGGTAGAAATTATGCGGGGCGATTGGGTTTAGGCGATACCGCAAATAGATCTAGTCCAACACAAATTGGCGCGTTAACCACTTGGTCAAGTGTTGATGCCGGTGAATATCACAACCTATCCATCAAAACAGACGGTACCATGTGGTCATGGGGTTTTAATAATACGGGTCAATTGGGTTTAGGAAATACTACAGATAGATCTAGTCCGGTGCAAATTGGGGCTTTAACTAATTGGTCAAGTGTTGCCGCAGGTTATTTTCACAGCATGGCCATCAGTAACTAAAAATTAAAAAAAAGAAAAGAACAAAAAATGGCAGTTACATTTTCAGGCGGCGGATACGCAGGGGTAACAATTAACATAATTCAACCCACTCCTCCGGGGTATTACCTTTGGAGTTGGGGTGATGGTGGATATGGTGCACTAGGTGACGGAACTACAATTGATAAATCTACCCCAGTGCAAATTGGCGCATTGTCTAATTGGTTAAGAGTTGCTGCCGGAGGTTATCATAAAATATCGGTTAAAACCGATGGTACATTATGGACATGGGGATACGGTGTATCTGGAATATTGGGGCTGGGTAATACTACAACTTATTCAAGTCCAAAACAAGTTGGTGCATTAACTAATTGGGCCGGCAATGCTGATAGTTTTGACGGTGGAGGTTATCACACTGCCGCAGTTAAAACAGACGGAACATTGTGGGCATGGGGAAATAATTATAAAGGTGCATTGGGATTAGGAGATGAATCAAATAGAGACAGCCCAGTACAGGTAGGTTCCCTTACAAATTGGTTAAAAGTTTCAGCTGGCAATTATAGAACCGTTCATGCAATTAAAACCAATGGTACAATGTGGGGATGGGGTAAAAATACCTACGGACAATTAGGTCAAGGTAATACTACAGATAGATCTAGTCCAGTACAGATTGGTGCTTTAACAACTTGGTCAACAGTTTCTGCAGGTCCATATCATCTGGCCGCAATTAAAACAGACGGTACATTATGGACAACTGGAAGTAATTTTTATGGAGAACTCGGCCAAGGTGATACTACACATAGATCTAGCCCAGTACAGGTAGGTTCCCTTACAAATTGGTCTAAGGTTTCTGCTGGTAATTATTATCATATGGCCATTAAAACAGATGGTACCATGTGGTCATGGGGTTACGGTGCAGATGGACGATTAGGGTTAGGCAATACTACAGATAGATCTAGTCCAGTACAGGTTGGTGCATTAACTAATTGGGGAAACGTTTACTCGGGCTCGTATTTTACGTTGGCAATTAAAACAGATGGCACACTATGGTCTTGGGGTGATACATATCAAAGTACAGGTAATCTTGGGCTAGGAGATACTTTAGATAGATCTAGTCCAACACAAGTAGGTTCATTATCAGCTTGGACAAATGCCGCTGCCGGTACTTTTTATCACTCTGCAGCAATCGGTTACTATTAATTAAAAGAAAAACAAAATGGCATTTACTTTATCTGGCATAAGCGGAATAACCGGTCTTAACCTCACAACTACTCATCCCGCTCCTCCAGAATTTTACTTATGGTCATGGGGATACCAGAACTTTGGGCAACTTGGGCTAGGCGATACCGCAAGTAGATCTAGTCCGAATCAGGTTGGGGCATTGACTAATTGGAGTAGTACTGCTGGGCAATATCTTTACAGTCTAGCCCTTAAAACCGATGGTACCATGTGGACATGGGGTTACAACGATTCGGGACATTTAGGCCTAGGTAATACCACACGGTATTCTAGTCCTAAACAAATTGGTGCTCTAACTACATGGGCAAAGATATCCGCTAGATTTAATGGTGGTGTTGCTATTAACACAAACGGCGCATTGTGGGCTTGGGGCGGAAATGGTCAAGGATCATTAGGCTTAGGAGATACTAATAACAGATCCAGTCCAGTACAGATTGGTGCATTAACCAATTGGCTAAATATTTCTGGTGGAACATATCATTGCCTGGCCGTTAAAACAGATGGTACCTTATGGTCGTGGGGAAGCAATACTAACGGTCAGTTGGGCTTAGGAGATACTAATAACAGATCTAGTCCAGTACAAGTTGGTGCTCTAACAGCTTGGTTAAATGTTTCTGCATTATACTACAGCATGGCCATTAAAACAGATGGTACCATGTGGTCGTGGGGAACAAATGCACATGGTAGACTTGGTTTAGGAAATACTACAGCATATTCAAGCCCAAAACAAATTGGTGCTCTAACTAATTGGTCAACGATTAATGCAGGTTCAGAAAGCGGATATGCCATTAAAACCGATGGCACAATGTGGTCGTGGGGAAGAAATTATCAAGGTGCCCTTGGGGTAGGAGATACTACAAGTAGATCTAGTCCGGTTCAAATTGGTGCATTGACTACTTGGTCAAGTGTTAGTAGTAAAGGCTACACCGCCCACGCAATTAAAACAGATGGTACATTGTGGTCATGGGGTACCGGTGGCAATAGCACATTGGGTTTAGGTAATACTACAGCATATTCAAGCCCTAAACAAATTGGCGCACGCACTACGTGGATTAGTGTTACGAACACAGACTACGTGATCCTGGCAATCTCAAATTAAAAGAACAACAAAATGGCATTTACTTTTTCAGGCTTAAATTTCGTCGGCGACGTTAGCGCGCAAGCAGTCTTTCCAATTCCGCCAGTATATTACCTACAGGGATGGGGGTATAATGCCTACGGCGCAGTTGGTGACGGATCTACTATTGATAGATCTAGTCCTGTGCAGATTGGCGCACTAACCACATGGTCACAGATTGCCACAGGCGGTCAGTACAGCATGGCAACAAAAATTGATGGCACCTTGTGGACCTGGGGATATAATCAATTTGGGCAATTGGGCAATGGCGAACCAGTTGGCACATATCCATCTGGTAGAGTATCTAGCCCAGTACAAGTTGGTGCTTTAACTACTTGGTTGAGTATTGCTGCAGGCTATAGTCACAGCCTGGCCATTAAAACAGATGGTACCTTGTGGTCATGGGGCGGAAATTATGGCACTGGCATGGGGCAATTGGGGTTAGGTGATACCGCATTCAGATCAAGTCCAGTACAGATTGGTGCTTTAACCACATGGTCAAAAATTGCTGGCGGCTCTCTGCATACCATAGCCGTCAAAACAGATGGTACCATGTGGGCTTGGGGTAGTGGTGGCTCTGGCCGATTAGGCTTGGGTAATACCACAGATTATTCAAGTCCAAAACAAATTGGTGCACTAACAACTTGGTCAAAGATAGCCGCGGCGTCGTCCACCAGCGCGGCCATTAAAACAGACGGCACCTTATGGAGCTGGGGCTACAATTATTACGGCAATGTAGGTGACGGCACTACTATATATAGATCCAGTCCAGTACAAATTGGCGCATTGACTACGTGGTCAAGTATTGATGGTGGTGACGGTTATACCTTAGCAATAAAAACAGATGGAACGTTATGGTCATGGGGATATAATACTACTTACGGCAATTTAGGTGACGGCACTACTATCAGCAAATCTAGCCCAGTACAGGTTGGCGCACTAACAAATTGGTCAATGGTTTCCGCTGGTAATCTTACTAGTGCTGCAATCAAAACCGATGGTACATTATGGACATGGGGCGCAAATGGATCCGGCTCACTTGGTTTAGGCAATACTACACATAGATCCAGTCCAGTACAAGTTGGTTCGTCTACAACATGGTACAGTGTTGCAGCCGGAGCAAATATGCTATCTATTACAAATTAAAAATTTTAGTTTTTAACAGGCAATAAATAATAAACAATTTTAACATGGAGTGATTAAATTATGACACAGAGAATTTTAGTAATGGGTTTACCAGGTGCGGGCAAGACATATCTTTCCCAATATATTTTAGAATACCTGCAAAGAGAAAAGAAAACAGTTTCTTGGCTCAATGCTGATGATGTTCGTAAAAAATACAATGATTGGGATTTCAGTCGAGAAGGTCGTATTCGTCAAAGTTTGCGTATGCGAGAACTTGCTGATGGCATGACAACTGATTATGTTATTTGCGATTTCGTTGCACCTTTGGCCGAGATGCGAAACAATTTCAAAGCAGACTGGACTGTCTGGGTTGATACTATTGAAAAAGGCCGCTTTGAAGATACCAACAAGGCATTTGTGCCGCCAGATGTATATGACTTTAGAATAACAGAACAAAATGCAGAGAAGTGGGCAGAGTTTATTGTGGCTCACATTTATGATAACAGACGCAGACCAGTATTTGACTGGCAAAAAGAAACAGTACAGATGCTAGGTCGTTGGCAACCTTGGCACCCTGGACACCGAGCATTGTTCGAAAGATCAATTGCCAAGACCGGACAGGTTGTTATTCAGATCAGAGATTGCCAAGGTTGGAATGGTTCCAATCCCTTTGCTATCGAACAGGTTAAGAGCTACATTAGACGAGATCTTGATACATTATATCAGGGACAATATGAGATTCAGGTTGTTCCAAATATTGTAAACATTACATATGGTCGAGATGTTGGATATAAAATTGAACAAGAAGTGTTTGATGATGCCACACATTCAATCTCTGCCACAAAGATTCGTAAAGAATTGGGACTTAAATAATGTTTTACACGTTATAAATAACTAACAGACGCAATTGGTACCAGAATGGCAAAATCAAAATTATCAGAATTAACCGCAGCAACACAAGTTAACAAACCCGATGCAATGTATCTGGTTCAAAGCGGTGTAAGCAAACAAGTCACCACATCTATTTTATTTGCCGGGATTACTGATCCCACAATAAAAGGTAATATTGTACTTGGCGGAACTCCTCAGGATATGACTTCTGCCAGCACTGTTAACATAACCACTCCCATAACATACTTGGGAGTAGGTTCTTCTCAAAGTACTATAGCTATTCCCAACGGTGCCAATGGTCAAGTTAAAGTATTGTTAACAACATCCACTGCCAACGGTTCGTTTATTTTAAATACCAATGTTGCCAACAACGCAAACATTATTTTTAGCAATGTGGGTGATAGCGCAACATTATTGTATACCGACAACAAATGGTTTATGATAGGCGGGACTGCTCGGGTAGCATAACATGGCAAGATTTACTTTAAATAATGTTAGTTTTTCCGGAAGAATAACCTCCGGTGAGACGCCTCCGCCAGGAGCACCTGCACCCTCAGGTTTATACGTTTATTCTAGTCCAATAACAGTATCTTCAAGTAGGACAACTTCCGGTCCAAATGATACTACTCCTATTTCCGGACAAACTGCTGCAGAGATATATGGGTATTTTAATTCAACATCTCAAACCGGAGCATATGATGCAATGGTTGCTGCCACATATATTAAAATACCTTCCGCGGCTGGTTACATATATTTTACAATTCCAGAAACCGGTACCTGGCGTATAAAATCGCAAGGTGGATCCGGGGGACCGACTGATAAACCGTCTGTCGTAGGATCTGCGGTACAAGGAGATTTTACGTTAAACTCTGGAGATGTACTTTGGATAACAATAGGAGGCGCGGGCGCAAGTGGAAATTCGGGTAGCTTGGATTTTGCGGGCGGGGCTGGCGGAGGATTTACTGTTGTTGCAAAATCATCTAGCGGAAGTTCGACCTTTTCAGCTGGTGATATGACAGCATTATTAGTTGCAGCTGGCGGTCTAGGACAACGTGAAGGAAGATTTTCAACTCCTGCAACTGCTTCAAGCTCAGCAGATGGAACAGTCGGAACAGGATTCAATACTAATTGGAAAAATCAAAGTATAAATGGCACGGGAGCAGGGTATAACAACCAAACCACATATGGTGGGTTCGGTGGTGGAAATGGTACAGATGATTCGGTTGGTCCTGCAGGTGGATACGATAGTTTAAATACCAGCTCACCCAATTCTTATGTTAATCCAATCGCATCTAATATTGTGAGAGAAAATACTGGCACGTTGGTAACAACCTGGGCGCAGGGTGCAGTGCGATTAACTAAGTTATGATAATTGTTATACTCATGAATTTTAGAAAACAATAAAGATAGAATAATGTCGTTACAAATTACGTCATCGAATATAAGTATAACGGGCAAAGCTCAGTTAATGGGTGATCCCAATGAGATTGGTTTGCCTAGCATAACTGGTACTATTACTGCAAGTTCGCCTGCTTTATCTAATGTAGTTTTAAGTTATAGTGTTACAAATATCGACGGATATACTTTCTCCGAAGGGTTTGAAATATCTGCAACATCTAATACTGGGTCAAATGTAAGTATTGTAACAACTATTGCAAGCGCAACAATCACTATGGAGAATTTAACTCCAGCATCAACTTATACTTTTACTGTTTATTCATATAATAAATTAGGTAGATCAAAAACCGGAGTTGTGAGTAATCAAGTTACAACATTAAATCCAACTATACCTGCCGGCACAATTATTTTATACAATGGGTCCGATCCAAGCAATGCGTCATGGCCTAGATATTCCGCAGCAGATAATTTATATCTACAAGGTACAACTACGCAAGCAGAAATAGGAACAAGTACTTCCCCAGCTACAAATGTATCGTATACATTTTCATTGGGGCTAGCTGGGTCACATACACAAACATCTGGGTATGAATTTAATTCAAGTATAAATGCTGGGGCAATAACCGGTATAGCTGCTAATCCTGCAGGAGAACATAGTCATGATTTAACGATTGCCCCCGCAACTGTTACCAATGCCAGACCACATACCGGCAATGTTACATTGTTAAGAGCATCCAGTAATCAAACAACATTCCCATCCAATACAATACATATTAATTCTTCAAATAAAAATGGTTGGACCCAGAAACTTGGAACAACATATAACCGATATGTTCGCGGAGTTTCTACAGGGGTGGCAGAGGTGGCCGCAGTTCCTGCGAGCGTATCCGGGACAACGGGAACAAACGGTCAACACGATCACATACAGGGCGGAGTAAGAAGTTCTTCTAGTGCCGGATCGGGTGTAAATAATGTAGCTTCAGGAACAGGACAAAATCATAACCACGATGTAACATGCACATTTACCCCAGATTCAATAAAAGGTAAACTAATGAAAATGTGGGTGGCCGCAACTGCAGATCCTGCATTTGGAAGTACTATGGTTATGTATGACGGCACATTATCTGAATTGCCTTCTTATTGGAAATTGTGTGATGGCGCGAATAATACTGTCGACATGCGAGGATATTTTTTAGGATATTCCACATCAGCGTCGGACCAAGCGGTTGAGACTTCGAATACGCTTACTTTTTCATCAAGCGGAGCGTATGGGGATTGGGTTCACCAACATGCTACTGCGCAAGTAGTAGGTAGTGGAGTTAGAACAACCCAAACCGGCCATCAAAGTGTAGGCGTAAGTCATACGCACACAGTTACGGTTGCGGGTGGTACAGCAACACACGACCCCGGAACATATCGTGTTGCGTTTATTCAATTAGTATAACAAGGAAACATAATGTTACATAACTATGTCTCAATAGATTTTTATAATGGAACAGTATCTTGTAGATTCAATGGTACGGGTTATTTATTTTCTGCCCCATCTGTGTTTATAGAACACACAAATTTTCCATTTACAGATACTGTCCGTAGAGTTTCATATGAACCAGACAGAAACCTTTATGCGGTTGAAGAACTAAATGGTGTCGTTTCTTCCGGTTCAAGTTTGCCCGCAATTGTTTGGATCGCAGAACACTTGGCAAATATCGAACAGGCGGCTATTGCAGACTTGGCAATGAATACTGCAAGAGTTCCTGCATCTGCTCAACGAGAAATGTTGATATATAATACTGATTACATTTTACAAAGACATCAAGAAGAGACTTTGTTAAATATTTCCCATAAACTAACAGATCAACAATTCGCAGATGTATTGGCATACAGACAAGCACTTAGAGATCTAGATGTGAATGGTTATGTTGAGGGCACTACTAAAATTAAAACAATAAGTGATGTTACTTGGCCGACGAATCCACTAGAATAACACAGAATGGTTTTTGATTTGACTGAAGAAAGTTTTATTATGTATGCAATGAAACACTATGATAACCCCTACTGTAAAGGTATGGCAGAATTCTTAGATGACATTAAACGATTTAAATATATTAAACGTCTATTGGGCAAGTATCATAGTGATAAAGGCCTAAAAGAAAGATTGATAATTAATCATATCATTGTCATAAACAATTTGTTTGGAGTTGAGGCGGCAACAAAGATGTTGTTCTTTAAAACAGAAGAAAGATTCTGGCCTCAGTTAAAAACATTTTTGGTATTTTTAAATTATATGCCTGAAAAGGTTGTTATATCAAGCAGTCAAATTATTTTAGATGCCGATATTCCAATAGATTCAACCATAGCAAACGTATTAAGAAAAGTATAAAATGGGAAAATTTGTAGATTCCATTATCGCATATAGAATTTTAAAACTCTTGGTAACACCATTTGATCAAACAGATGCTTATAAATTAGGTATCATTGATGCAAAGGGCAAAGAGTTAAAAAGAATGCAGGATTTAAATTCTGTCAACGAAAGAGATGCATATACTTTATTGCATCGCTTAGTTTTTAGATTGAAGAAAATCATTGAAAAAGTGCCCATAGATAACAAAAAATTGTTGTCTTTAGCTGCAGCCTATGCTCTTATTAAAGAAAATTTGGATCAAAACATTGAGCCAATTGACCTAGAAACACAGTATATAAATAAATTAAACGAGGAATTACAATCTGAAATGATGATTGTTGAAGAATTCCTGTATGAGAAAAAGTTGTTTACATTTAAACAATTTAGTGAAGAAGGCGAAGGAATGGCGGCAGCAGCACCTGCAAACAATGCCGCAGTTACTTTAGGTATAAAGGGTTTGACCGGCGAACCACCTGTTAGCAAAAAAGCACAGAAACGTTGGACAAATAAAAACAGTATTATTAGGAGAAAATAATGGAAATATTTTTAGGGTTAGCTGCAATCGTTGCAATTTTATATTATGGCTACGTGAGATTTTTTAAGACTGGCACTACTGATTTGAAAGAAACAGCGGTTGTCGCGGATACTCCTGTTGCTGAAAAAGCACCTGAGCCTGTTGAGGAAAAAGCACCTGAGCCTGTAACAGTTGCAACCGTATTAGATATCAACAAAGATGGTAAAGTTGATTTAGACGACGCCAAAGAAGCAGTTGCACAAACTGTTGCTAAAGTTAAATCTTCTACTCCACGAGCCAAGAAGAAAAAATAATGGCTACTTCGCAAGAAAGAATCGGAGTCTTAGAGACCCGGGTTGAGGGTATCAATGAAAAAATGGATACTTTAAAAGCTGATGTTAAGGAGATGCACGACTGTTTGGATAAAACACGTGATGATCTTAGCGCTAAACTCGATAAGATGTACGATGCTTCTTGCTCTCAGCATACCGCATTAAACGACAAAATCGAATCTATTGAAAAAATAAAAGATAAATGGACTTATATGGCATGGGGTGGGTTAGCCGTAATTGGCTTCCTATCTGGCCATATTGATAAAATAGCTCATCTTTTTAATTGACCTTATAGCCTAGCTATATTATAATAAGGCTCTCCTGGAGCCTTTTTATGTCTTTATTCGTTGATCTTAAATATCTTAAACTAATCAGTAATCGTTTACCGTTGTTCAAACAAAAGAATGACCGTTTATATAATTGCCGATGTGTTATCTGCGGTGATTCTTCAGTTAAGAAGAATAAAACCCGCGGCTACTTCTATGCAGTAAAAAATGAATTGTTTTACAAGTGTCACAACTGTAATGTTTCAATGCATTTTGGTACATTCTTAAAACAATTAGATTCATTGCAGTACAGTCAATATGTCTTAGAGCGTTATAGCGAAGGCATGCCAATGAATAAGCCTCATCAAAAAGCCGAGCCTGCATTTAAAATGGCAGCCCCTGTATTTGAAAAGAAAAACATTCTTGATGAGTTGCTTAATCGTTTAGATAAATTACCGGATGATAATGAAGCAGTTAAATTTTGCCTTGATAGAAAAATCCCAAGAGAAAAGTTTGATGGATTATATTATATCGATGACATTAGAAAGATCGAGCAATTATCTGACAAGTATAAAGGTACATTAAAGACCGATGAACCAAGACTTGTTATTCCTTTTTATGATGCTGAAGGCGTATTAACCGGTGTTACTTGTAGAGCATTGCGTGGCGAATCATTGCGCTATGTTACTATTAAGATATCGGAAGACCGACCATTTATATTTGGTCTTGATAAAGTTAATCGTAATAAAAAGATATATGTGGTTGAAGGCCCTATTGATAGTTTGTTCATTGATAATTGTATTGCTGTTGCAGGTACAGCATTTGGTAAACTTGATACTTTAGGCATACCAAAAGACAAGTTGGTTGTTATATTTGACAATCAACCTAGAAATAAAGAAGTCTCAAAAATTATAGACAAAGCGGTAAATAGCAATTATAATGTTGTTATCTGGCCACAAACTCTACAAGAAAAAGATATTAATGATATGATACTAGCGGATAAAGACCCAGCAAAGATTATTTCCAAGAACATATATAATGGTCTAGAAGCAAAAATGAAATTTACTGCATGGAAAAGGTGTTAGCATGAAGGTGAAATTAATTAGTTACAGCAAACCCACACGCGAATTGGTGTCGGATGGATTGTATGATGTACAGGACCTAGTAGCGTTTTGTGCGAGAGTTTCAAATCCCGCAAATCAATATAACACAGAAACATCCGAGAAGTTGATTAAGTATTTGATTAAGCATCAGCACTGGTCACCGCTTGAAATGGTTTCTGTTTGTGTTGAGATTGAAACAACAAGAGATATTGCCAGGCAAATTCTTCGTCATAGAAGTTTTTCATTTCAAGAGTTTAGTCAACGATATGCGGATCCTACACAGGATTTAGATTTTGTTATTCGTGACGCACGCTTACAAGATACAAAGAATCGTCAAAATTCTGTTGATATAGATTTGCAAAATGATGAACAACGACAAATTGCTTATCAGTGGCAGAATCTACAACGAGATCTAATTAATAAGACTCGAGACGTGTATACTTGGGCTGTTTCTAAAGGCATTGCCAAAGAACAAGCAAGAGCAGTGCTGCCTGAGGGATTGACAGTAAGTAGACTCTATATGAATGGAACCTTAAGAAGTTACATCCACTATATAATGCTAAGAGCCGGCAATGGAACTCAGAAAGAACATGCTGAGATTGCTCTGGCTTGTGCTGAAGTTATTGCGGAAATATTCCCAATGACTAAAGACTTGATAAATGAACCCAAGTGATAATTACAAACTTCCCAAATAAAAATGTGGTATCTATCTCTATTACCTAATGCTTTCTTTCATGCTATTGTTATAGCAGGATTGCTTGCTGTTCTTGGCAGTATGGTATTAAAGAAGATTCCATTTGTGGATAAGTATTATATCCCAATGAGAATAATTGGATTTGTAGTATTCACATTTGGTATTTACTTTGAAGGCGGGCTTGCCAATGAAGAGCAATGGGTCGCCAAGGTAAAAGAAATGGAAGCAAAAGTTGCTGCAGCTGAAGTTGCGGGCAAAAAAGAAACTATTAAGATTCAACAAAAGGTTGTAGTACAAGAAAAAGTTATTCGTGAAAAAGGCGAAGACATTGTGAGATATATAGATCGAGAAATAGTTAAGTATGATAATTCTTGCATCATACCTAAAGAAGTAATCGATACTCACAACAAAGCGGCGAAAAGAGAATGAGATACCTATTACTATTATTGTTACTAACAGGATGCAAGGCAGTGCCAGTTGTTGCCAAATTTCCTGAAGCACCGGAAGCAATCATGGTTAAGTGCCCTGACCTAGCACAATTAAAAGATGACGCAAAATTGAGTGATGTTGCAAAGACTGTCACATTAAATTATACCACATACTACGAATGTGGAGTGAAATTGGATGCGTGGATTGAATGGTATCAGATACAAAAGAAAATATTCGAAACAGTAAAATAAAAATTGGAGTAAAGATGACGCAAGAAATTGTGCATGGGATTAAAGTCGATTATACTAGAGATAGTCTATTCGACGAGTTAGGTATTAAGAGATTAAAAGAAAGCTACATGAAAGAGGATGAAGTGTCTCCTCAGGAAAGGTTTGCCTATGTTTCCAAGACGTTCGGGACTAATGTAAAACATTCGCAAAGGTTGTATGAATATAGCAGTAGACATTGGTTGTCATATTCTACTCCTATTCTCAGCTTTGGGCGTAGTAAGCGTGGCCTTCCTATATCATGTTTTCTACCTTATCTACATGATAGTGCAGAAGGGTTGGTCGATTGTTTGGCCGAAGTAAACTGGTTGTCCATGATGGGCGGAGGAGTTGGAATTGGAATTGGCATTCGATCTTCAGATGATAAAAGCGTTGGGGTTATGCCTCATCTTCGTACTTATGACGCTAGTAGTTTGGCATACAGACAGGGGCGGACAAGGCGGGGGTCTTATGCTGCTTATCTTGATATATCTCATCCCGATATTCTTATCTTTTTAGAGATGAGAAAGCCAACGGGCGATCCCAATATGCGTTGTTTGAATTTGCATCACGGTATCAATATCACCGATGACTTTATGCACCTAATCGAGCGTGCTATGATTGATCCTGAGATGGATGATACTTGGGAATTGAAAGATCCACATAACGGCGAAGTCAAAGATAAAATATCAGCAAGAGAATTGTGGCAACGTATTTTAGATATGCGCATGCAAACGGGCGAGCCTTATTTACATTTTATTGACAGTAGCAATAGAGCTATGCCGGAGTTCCAAAAGAAGTTGGGACTGAGTATTAAACAATCTAATTTGTGCAGTGAAATTATTTTACCAACGGATAAAGATCGTACTGCGGTATGTTGCTTATCTTCTTTGAACTTGGAGTATTATGATGATTGGAAAGATGACAAACTTTTTCTTCGGGACGTTGCGGAGATGCTCGATAACGTCTTGCAGTATTTCATTGATAATGCTCCTGACAGCATATCGCGCGCACGATTTAGCGCTAGCCGCGAACGGTCTATTGGTATTGGTGCTCTCGGTTGGCATGCTCTTTTACAAAAGAACAACCTCCCGTGGGAATCAGCATCGGCAACCGGATTGAACCATAAGATATTTGGACACATTCGTAAGGAACTAGATAATGCTAACATTCAGTTGGGTAAAGAACGAGGTGAAGCACCTGATGCGACAGGTACTGGACGCCGCTTCTCTCATATGCTTGCTATTGCTCCAAACGCTTCTTCTTCTATTATTATGGGTAATACTTCCCCTTCTATTGAGCCGCTTCGTGCGAACGCATATAGACAAGATACTTTATCGGGATCAATGCTCAACAAAAATAAATGGTTGAATAGAGTTATTGAAAAACATCTTTCAGGCGAAGGTGATATAGTTAATCAAGATGATTACAATGAAATTTGGTCAAGCATTATTGCCAATGATGGTTCGGTGCAACACCTTACCTGGATGGATGATTGGACCAAAGATGTATTTAAAACATCTATGGAAATTGACCAGCGTTGGGTAGTACAACATTCTGCAGACAGACAGCAATATATAGATCAAGCACAATCTGTTAATCTATTCTTTAGACCAGATAGCAATATTAAATATATTCATGCGGTTCACTTTCAAGCATGGAAACAAGGCCTAAAGACATTGTACTATTGCCGTAGTGAAAAGATTGGTAAAGCAGATAAGATATCAAAGAAAATAGAGCGACAAGTCATGGAAGAGATTGACTTGAAAGCATTAGCAACCGAAGACATTTGTTTAGCGTGTGAAGGATAAAAATGAAAAAAGTAATAAGATTTACAGCATCATGGTGCCAACCATGTAAAGCAATGGCCAGTATACTTGAAGAAGTTAATACTACTATGAATATTCCTATTGAAGTGGTGGACATTGATGTGCATCAAGAAGTTGCAATTGAATTTGGAATTAGAAGTGTACCTACACTTGTTAAGATAGATGAAAATGGCAATGTTGCTGGTAGACTAGTAGGCGTTAGAGCAAAAAATTTAGTAGAAGAGTTCCTCAATGATTAAAAAAACAAAATCGAATCTTACAGATACCCGAGATTCATTTAAGCCATTTAATTATCCATGGGCATATGATGCATGGTTGAAGCATGAGCAATCACATTGGCTTCATACTGAAGTACCAATGGTAGAAGATGTTAAGGATTGGAAAAAGAAACTAACTGCTGAAGAAAAACAATTTCTCACACACATCTTTAGATTTTTTACTCAAGGTGATATTGATGTTGCAGGTGGGTATGTTAATAACTACTTACCATACTTTCCACAGCCTGAAGTGCGAATGATGTTATTGGGCTTTGCGGCGCGTGAAGCTCTGCATATTGCAGCATATTCCCATTTAATTGAGACATTAGGATTGCCTGAGACAATGTATAATGAGTTCTTGGCTTATGAAGAAATGAAAGCCAAGCATGATTATGTCTTGGATATATCACAACAGAACTCTACAAAAGAAAACACAGCAAAACATATTGCTATTTTCTCGGCATTTACAGAAGGTATGCAGTTGTTTAGTTCTTTTATTATGTTGTTGAATTTTCCTCGTCATGGTAAAATGAAGGGCATGGGACAAATTGTTACTTGGTCTATTGTGGATGAGACTCAGCATTGTGAGGCCATGATCAAATTATTCAGAACATATATACAAGAGAATCCCGAAATTTGGAACGATGAACTCAAAGGTGAATTGTATACAATTGCTGAGCAAATGGTCTTACTCGAAGAACGCTTTATTGATTTGGCATTTGCCATGGGTCCTATGGAAAATTTAAATGCTGCAGATGTCAAACAGTATATCCGTTATATTACTGATCGTCGCCTTATTAGTCTTGGTCTTAAGGGAATCATGAAGGTTAAAAAGAATCCGCTACCTTGGGTTGAAGAAATGATTAATGCACCTATTCACACTAACTTCTTTGAGAATAGAGCAACCGATTATGCTAAGGCAGCACATACAGGTAACTGGGAAGATGTTTGGGCAAAACAAAAATGAAAACTTTTAAAGAACTATTATCGGAGGCATCTAAAAACGGATGCCCTATAGCTACTCAAAATTTAGACATCAATGTTAAGAATAGACAAATAGCTATAGATAAACATCATTATGGACCAGCTAATCCAGATGAACCAGGAGACTACTGGAAAGTTTCTGCTAAGCAATGGGGTATTAGTGAAAAAACGGCCAAGACTATGCAATGTGCTAATTGCGCTGCGTTCAATATAACTGACGCAATGTATAAATGTATAGAAGGCGGCATGGGTAAAGAGGCATATGAAGCAGAGAAAACTAGAGAATCTGCAGATTTAGGATATTGCAATTTACTACATTTTAAATGTGCGGGTACTAGAAGTTGTGAACTGTGGATAACAGGCGGACCTATTATAAAATAAAATGAATAGTAATAATGAAATAAGTTTCACATTAAAACGCAGAGAAATTTGCGACAAGTGTGAACATCTTACTACTATCATTGGTGCTAAGGTGTGCGATAAATGTGGATGCTCTATATGGGCAAAGACTATGATACCTGGAGCAAAATGCCCTGAAGGAAAATGGGATGAAAATTGAATTAACCAATAATTCTTTTAACACAAATGGTTATTGGTCTAAACCCATTGATAAAATATTATACACACCCACACCGGAAGATGTGGAACTGTTTGACCAAAATGGTTATGATCTAACTGAATTGGAAAGACATTATGCTTATAGTAATAGGCAAAAAGATAAAAAACATAGACCACATCGTTCAGCATTAAAAGAAGATTGGTTTACACAATATCCTAAGATAGAAGGTGCAGTTCTAAACCATAGTTTGTTATTTGAACGAAAAGGGTATGAAGGTGAAGCATTAGCTGAACTAACATATTGGGCAAAACAATTACCTTTAGTGCATAAAGTTATATCATTACGTCCAAAATGGGGATTAGATTTCTCTATGGATTATGTTGATAGGCACGGCAATTGCTTTGAAGTATTACATTGGGAATATGATGGGTTTGATTGTGAAGAAGTGCAAGCCTGTAAATTGTTAGTACAAGCAGAGTTTGCAACTATAGATTGGGATAATGCTGCTAAAGAAATACTTAAGCATAAAGATGAATGGTATCATTTAGACTTTTTTGCTCAAAGTGATTGGAAATGTAAATACTTTGGTGTACCTAAGGAAAGATTTAAAATGGTGAGTTGGAAATGAGTAAATTTGATAATACGCATATGATTGTTGCTGAGGCGTATTCTACATTGTCATCGGCTAAACGATTAAAGGTTGGTGCTGTTGTTGAGAAAGATAACAGAATTATATCTATCGGTTATAACGGCACACCCAGGGGCTGGGATAATAATTGTGAGAATGAAGTATATGAAGAATCGCAATATATAATTGACGAAGGTGGTCCATGGCATACCATGGGAACATATAAGTATGAAACAAAGAAAGAAGTTATTCATGCTGAAATGAATGCTATTGGCAAGTTGGCACAATCAAATGAATCAGGTGCAGGGGCTACGATGTATATCACTCATGCACCTTGCTTTGAATGTGCTAAACTTATACATATAGCAGGGATTAAAAAAGTGTTTTATCGCAATCAATATAGAAGCGATGAAGGTATAGAATTTTTAAATAAGTGTAACATTGAAGTGGAGAAAATATGAGTGTAAACAAAAAAATTGGAATTACGTGTTCCACATTTGATCTGTTCCATGCAGGTCATGTGATTATGTTGGAAGAGGCAAAGCGTCAATGCGATTATCTAATTGCTGCGATTCAAATCGATCCCACAATAGATAGAAAATCTAAAAACAGACCTGTGCAGTCAATCATTGAGAGACAAATTCAGGTATCATCATGCAAGCATGTTGATGAGATTATAGTATATTCAACGGAGAAAGAGCTCGAGGATATCTTTATGGCATTGCCAATTGATGTAAGAATCTTAGGTGAAGAATATAAAGATACAGAATATACAGGCAAGGACATTTGCTTGAAAAGAGGAATAGAATTGTATTTCAATAAACGAGATCATTTCTTTAGTTCATCTGACCTGCGTCAACGAGTGTTTGATGCAGAAACTAAAAAGAGAGGATTATCATGGCAAGAAAACAACACCACGAATGTGTCGAATGTGATGGCGTCTTCAAGATAAATTTTGATCTTGACGAAGACTATTATAAAGTAGAGTTTTGTCCATTCTGCGGAGCACATATGGATGCAGACCAACAGGATGAGTACGAAGACGAAGACTTGTCCTAAGTGCAGCACAGAGCATACCAAACCAGGTAAGTTCTGTTCTCGCGCCTGTGCCAATTCCAGACAATGGAATGCGGAACAAAAGAAAGTCTTTTCAGAAAAGCAAGCGGCATACATGGCACGCGAAGAATCTGAAGAGCATAGATATAAGAAATCTATACAAACCCAAATGCTGCAACGAGCCGGCATCATGGGAACCGGCGGATTAGCTGAAGACGCCGAAGATATAATGACAAATCCCGACGATTACTTCTTTGTTCCACCTAGGGATGATGGTGATAACTTTTCAGACGGAAACGACTATTGGGAAACCGTATAAATACTAATTTAATATTGGTATTTAGATGTGGCTATATAACGGAAACCCTTTAGAACTTATTCCAGACGACGCGTATGGTTACGTGTACTTGATTACCAATACTGCCACGAATCGCAAGTATATAGGTAAAAAGTTGTTTTGGTTTCGCAGAACAAAGGTAGTTAAGGGTAAGAAGAAAAGATTAAAGGTTGAGTCAGATTGGAGGGATTATTGGTCTTCATCTGATGAAGTTAAAGCTGATGTTGAAACGCATGGTGCGGATAAGTTTATACGAGAGATACTGCATATATGCCCAAACAAAGGTTTGTGCAATTATTTAGAAGCAAGAGAACAAATGGATAGACGAGTTTTAGAAACAGAAGATTATTACAACGGCCAAGTGCAATGCCGCGTACATAAAACTCATATCAAGAATTTAAAGGTATAAGATGCGATTATCGGGATTAGAGTTATTGGGCGGAATGCAAATTATTACTACTCCGCCTCCTCCGACTCCGCCAGGTCAAGCTCAATTTACTACTGCAGGCACATTCAGTTGGACTGCCCCACCTGGAGTATATAGCGTCGCAGTTGTGGCGGTTGGTGGCGGGGGTGGCGGGTGTCGTTCTTCAAGTACTGCAGCAAGTGTGACCAATGGCGGCAATAGTTATTTTATAAGCCAAGTAACAGTGGCAGGATTAGGCGGTGGTCGAGGCGGAGCTTATAGTGGCGCAGTGGGTACTCTGCGTGCCGGTTATGGTTTTGGTGGTGGTTATGTAGGTGACGGTGGTGGCAATGGTGGTAATAGCTATAATGGGTCAGGTACTGATTTTTATGGTGGCGGTGGCGCTGGCGGATATTCAGGAAACGGTGGCGATGCGGGTAAAGGTACGGCCGCACCTACTGCTACTATTGCAGGTGGCGATGGCCAAGGCGGTGGAGGTGGTGGAGGTGTTTGGGGACCTGGAGGCGGTGTTGGCATCTTAGGTCAAGGCACAAGCGGTATAGGGTCGCCACTTGGTTCAGTAAATGGTAGCGGTTTTGCTAGAGGCGGATCAGGTGGTGGTAATGGTGTACAATATCCAAATGGTTCGGGTACTAATGGCGGGATTGGCGGTTTCTATGGTGGTGGTGGCTCAGGCACCTATACTATCAATGGCGGCGGCGGTGGCCTTGGTTGGAAAAATAATATTGAAGTTGTGCCAGGTCAAAGTTATACTGTGGTAGTGGGTGCAGGTGGCGCAACAGATGGACCTAACTTCTCGGGCCCTGGTGGTACTGGAGCAGTAAGAATTATTTGGGGATCCGGTCGAGCATTCCCATCAACAAACACAGCAAACGTATAAGAAAGAATTAAAATGCAAATTACAAATGTTAACTTTGCTCTTGGTGGAATGAATGTGCAGACATGGGATCCTCCGGTTCCTGTACCAGAATTTTACTTGTGGTCATGGGGTAGAAATAGCTATGGCAGATTGGGTTTAGGTAATACTACAGATATATCTAGTCCAGTACAGGTTGGTGCTTTAGGTACATGGTCAACAGTTTTTGCTGGTAGCCAGCACACCATGGCAGTCAAAACAGATGGTACCTTGTGGTCATGGGGTTCAGGCGGAAACGGCCAATTAGGTTTAGGTAATACTACAGATATATCTAGTCCAGTACAGGTTGGTGCCCTAACAACTTGGTCAAGTATTGCTGGAGGCACTTATCATAGCATGGCTATTAAAACAGATGGCACCATGTGGTCATGGGGTAATGGTAGCAGCGGTAAATTAGGTCTAGGAAATACTACAAATATATCTAGTCCAGTACAGGTTGGTGCATTAACCACATGGTCAAAAATTGATGCAGGTTTTCAATACAGCATGGCCGTCAAAACAGATGGTACTATGTGGTCGTGGGGATATAATGCACAGGGACAACTGGGTCTAGGAAATACTACAAATATATCTAGTCCAGTACAGATTGGTGCTTTAACTACTTGGTTACGAATTTCTGCAGGTTATAATCACAGCTTGGCCATCAAAACCGATGGTACCATGTGGTCGTGGGGTATGAATCCACATGGGCAATTAGGATTAGGCAATCTAACATATAGATCTAGTCCTGTACAGGTTGGTGCCCTAACAACTTGGTTAACAATTGCTTCAGGTAGTTATCATAGCATGGCCATTAAAACAGATGGTACCATGTGGGGATTGGGTGGTCGCAATTCAAATGGGCAATTAGGATTAGGCAATACCACAAACTATTCAAGCCCAAAACAGGTTGGCGCATTAACTAATTGGTTAAATATTGCTTCAGGTAGTTATCACAACATGGCTATTAAAACAGATGGAACCATGTGGGCGTGGGGTAACAGCAGCTCCGGTCGATTAGGTATAGGTAATAGCGCAACTGTATATGTATCTAGTCCAGTACAGGTTGGCGCTTTAACAACTTGGTCAACGGTTGATGCAGGTGGTCAACACACCATGGCCATCAGTGATTAATATCATATGACAATACAACAACTACTTGAATGCATATTTTATGCGTGGATAATTTGGAATGCAATTGGCTTTATTAGAGCGGTAACTAATAAAGACATGCAACAATATAAAATGATTACTCCTCCCAGTGAACAGGAAAAGTATATAGAATGCCGAGTTGAGCATCACGGAGATCAAGTATACTTATGGACTCTGAACCCTGAAGCATTTTTAATTCAAGGCAAGTCTTTAGATGAGATACAAAAGGCATTGCTAAAGATAATGCCCAACACGACTCTGGTAATAACAGAATCAGATCGAGAGTTAGAAGGCCTAAACTCTGTGTAAGTTATAAAGTATCTGCACTGCGACAGCAGCTGTGGATACTGCCACGATTAAAACGTAATAAATTGTGTGTTTCATTTTTAATTATCCCAAGTGACATGATCCGCAACCGGAGATATCAGTTTCATTATTTGTTCGTATTCAAGTTTATTTTTATTCACATCATAACTGTAAGGTACTTTGATGCAAATGAGAATATAATGTTTCATTTTATTTGTGATGCGAATAGACATCTGTTCTAGTATTGTGTCAGCGGGCGTTCCGTGTGCCAATGCTTGCATGGCATAACCGAATTCAAATTGTCTGACTCTTTCAGACCATTGTTCAAATGTCTCTCCGTCTTTGATTTTCATTTAAATAATGACAAAGATGCGAGCTTCGATTCCAAATAAGCAATCTGTGTTACTATGGCATCGAATGATGCACAGGTGCTAGATGAACCTGGCACACCCACAGTATGTTGTAATAATACTTCAGCGTCAATTCGTAACTGTTCAATATCTGCGGTGTATCGTGCTGCGGTTGCATCGATGATTTGATTTCTAAAACTCATTATTTGTTCTTTCGTGTTTGATGTCGATATTCTCTTTTTATCCACCATTTATATTTTTCCCAATATTCTTGAATAGTTATTTGTTCTTCTTTGTGTAGGAATCTTTCTTCTAGATTTTCATGCCATAATCTAAAAACCCACAATCTAAATTTAGAATCTTTATACATAATCTTCATACATTATTTTAGCACCATCCTCACCCAATTCATTTACAAATATCTCATGAGTACGTTGCATCATAGCACATGCCATCATTAGTATATCTTCTCTATTATCGCACATCAAAATCTGTTGTTCTACAGGAGCCATTAATTCTTCCATGCGTTGTTTTGTTGTGTCGTTATTGTTCATACCAACTCCTCAAGAATGCCCAATAGTTCTGCAGTAATTAACAATAGACCGGCAATAACAAAATCACCCGTGATTAAGTATGCACCTGCTATAATTCGCATTCCACTTTTAATCAAACTGATATAAAAATGACCTTTACTTATGTCTTTTGGCTGAATATCCATGTAGAATCCCTATATTGTAGATAATATTACCTCGATTATATATTCTTTTTGATCTCCTGTCAAGCACTTTTTTAGCAGAAATTCGAATCTTTTTGACTAAAAACGCTTGACAAACTGTGCAAATGCACATATAATTATGACATGATGAAAAGTAAATTTGTGCAAATCAAAAGAACCCATAAAGCCAAAAGGGTCTTTGCTTGTGCAAATGTGCAAAAGCAATTATAATAGATATATAGCAAACAAAAACAGGAGTTAGTATGCGTGTAAAAGTAATTTTCAACAAAGCAAAGAATCGTTTCGAAGGTTTTGTTGATGGCAAAATGGTCTCAAGATCACGTCACGAATCTTATGTGCGCGACCAGATTGCTAAATTAGGTTTGCAAGTAGAACCAGTAAGCGGTACTGTAAATACCCAGCCCAAGGTTGACGAATTTGGTATCAACAAGCGTTTTGACTTTGTTGCACAAATGGTCTCAATGGTTGCTAAAAAGACTATCGCATCGGCAATTATCACAGGCCAAGGTGGCTTGGGTAAGACACATACTGTTTTGAAATCACTCAAAGCACAGAACTTGATTGACACCACAGACTTAGCACAGTTCGAAGAAGGTGCTCGCATTAATAGTGAAAAGAGTTTTCGCATTGTAAAAGGTTACAGTACTGCTAAAGGTCTGTATCGCACATTGTTCGAAGGCAATGGTCAAGTATTAGTATTTGATGACTGCGATAGCGTGCTCAAAGACCCAGTTGCTCTTAACTTGCTCAAGGGTGCACTTGACTCATACGGCGAACGCTGGATCAACTGGAATGCAGATATGAAAGATGACGATCTGCCCCGCAGTTTCAAGTTTACAGGTAGCATTGTGTTTATCTCGAACATGGATCTTGATCGTGTAGACCAAGCTGTTAAGAGTCGTGCAATGTGCGTTGACTTGAGCATGACACAAGCACAAAAGATTGAGCGCATGGAAGTGTTGATTGGCGATTCAGAGTTTATGCCAGAGTTTGCAACATCACATAAAGCTGACGCAATTGCATTCATCAAGACAATTGGCAACAGCATTGAGAACTTGAGTTTGCGTTCGTTAATCTCAACGACAAAGATTCGTGCAGAAGGTGGCGATTGGAAACAATTGGCTAAGTATGTATTGACACAAGGTGCTTAATATGACAGACCGAGATATGGGAAATTTAATGTTCTTATTGAAAGCAGACGATGAGACATTTAGACACTGGCTTGAAAATTGTAGTTTTGATGATATTGCATATGCAAATGAATTGATTACTGCATATAGAAAAGAGAAAATATATCTAGAAGAAGATGTCGATGATTTCTCTCTTGCTAAAGATGTTCTAAGTAAATTCACATTAGGTAATAAACTCAAGAATGGCTAGTCTAAAAGATCATTTTGAATCTATTAGATACTTTGGTAAATATCAATTAGGTGATAGAGTTACTGGAGTGTACAAAGGTGTTAGGTGGGTAGGCTCTGTGGGTAATGACAGGGTTATCAACGAACAACAAGGCCCCACAGTAACTATTCATCTTGATTTACCTTTCAAGATCGAAGACGAAATATACAAGCATATACTTATTGTCAAACCCAAAGATATTAAAAGATTAACCAATTATGACGTATAATAGAGAATTAGTATTAAACACTAAAGATTGTGTTTATCATCCTAAAGCCAAACGATTAACTATCTCTACAGAGAAAATAGCTGGCTCGATTATCTTTCCTAATACAGTATATGTCAAATCACATCATACTAATAATCAGATAACATTTAAACCTATTAAAGAAACTCATAATGATTTTGACCAAGATCAATGGGATGGTGAACAGCAAATATATGAACCAATATATACTGGAGTTAAAGTTAATGTTAAAACTCTGGTAATATATCGAGGTGAATAATCGGTTTGCATTATAACATCGTTCAAGTGTTCTGTCAAGCGTTTTATAGTACCCATACAAATTGCTCGGGAATGCTTGACAGGTTGTCCAAAATGTGCTATAATTGAGGCATAGTAAGAAGGAAATATATGAAATTAGTTATATCAACTCAAGTATACGAAAATTATGGTGCTCACGATTGGGATGGTACTGGCGAGTGTCCTCAATACTGGAAAGCCAAAGGCGGTAGCGATTACGCTATTAAGAACTTCAAAGGTGGCGATGAAGAGGCTGTCAAAGCAATCTTTTGTTTACGTCCAAAGATTGAGAGTGACGACGAGTTCTATCGTGAGTATATCCTAAGCTGGAACATTGTCGGCGACGACTATTTGACAGAGTTCGAGCAGTCACAGCTTGACTACGAAGGCAAGATTCGTTTCCCCGTCAAGGAGTTGGCATGGTAATGAATATTTTATTAGGAATGTGTATTGGTGTTTGTTTGGGTCTAGCAATACATCTTTTTTATATTGACTAAGGAATTATAATGCGTACAAAGACATTGGTTGACGGTTTAAAGAATTCACAAAAGATCCGAGTCATTATAGATGGCTTTGGAATCTATACTACGGTCGGAAATATATTCAATGTATATGCTCATCACAGCTTGAAGCAGGCAGCATGGGATGGGTTGTTGCGTTTGAGTAGCGATCGCTATTTTGCTGAAAGAGCAAACAAAGAATTACCAACGATGGTTAGCATAAAGAGTATGAATACTACTCAGATTGCTAAGCAAGTACAAATTGATTTGATTTAAGGAATAGATATGCCTAATTGGTGCAGTAATACAGTTCGCCTCACTCATGAAGACCCCGCTATGATTATTCGAGCGCGCGACGCTTTGACAAATGGTACATTCTTTAATGAGTTTGTTCCAGTACCGAAAGGATTATCCGAATCAATTGCATCGTCAGAAACAGACGAAAAATTGACAAAGTCAAACATCGAGAAGTTTGGTTACGCATCCTGGTATGATTTTTGCGTAAATGAATGGGGAACGAAATGGGATACAGAATGCCATAGCGTTGATACCTATGAAGAATACCCAGATACGCTTGAGGCAGTATTTGATACAGCATGGGCACCACCTGTTCCGTTTTATGAAAAGCTAGAACGTATGGGTTTTCAGGTTGAGGCAAAATACTATGAGTCCGGTATGTGCTTTGCTGGAATGTATTCTAATGGTTCAGACGATTACTATGAACTCGGCACAATGTCAGCAGAAGATGTCGAGCGCACTATTCCCGAAGAGCTAGATGCCGAGTTTGGTATCAGCGATAATATGTATCAGTATGAAAAAGATAATATCGAGGAGTGATTTGATATGGAAAAAGTAATTAGAGACGGCAGAGTTGCTGTACTGGTATCGCCGGGTTTCGGTGCAGGTTGGTCTACTTGGAATAGAGATGTGCCAGAATTGCTATTTGACCCAGCTATTGTTCAAATGGTTGGCGATGGTACAAGGCCTGATACAATTGAATTGTATTGCGAGGCCAAGTATCCCAATCAGTATTTTGGCGGAGCTAGCGATCTCACAGTAGTGTGGGTACCAGTCGGTACAGAATTTATAATAGATGAGTATGATGGTGCAGAATCTATCATATTCAAAGACCAAGAAAAATGGATAACAGCATGAATGAAAATATAAAAAGAATAATGGAAAAGGCAGACATGCCTATGTGGCAAGATGAGCCATGGGGACCTGGGCCAGGACATGTGGACTGGCAAGGAGTTGACAATAAATGCTTTGATGCCTTTTTGCATCACTTGATTAATGAAGCGGTAGGTGTCGTTGCCAATGCCAGCACATCATCTGCATTCACGACATTTGATCAGGCGGTTGTTGTATCTGCGCTGGCTAATGCACGCAAAGATATCAAGGATTACTTTGGTGTCAAGTAGTGCATTTTAACATCTTTTAAGTGTTTTGTCAATACCCCAGAAGTCTGAAGGGTTATTGCTTGTCCTTTTAGCCAAAATGTGCTATAATTAGGGCATGAGAAAGAAAAGATCAGACAGACGTCATATCGTTTACATGCTACAAAATGTAGCAACTGGAGATTTCTACATCGGAATTACTCAGGGTTTTCGCAAGCAGGACCTCAAAATCCGCGTACAAAAGCACATTAGACGGGCATTGACTGAGCACAAGTCCTGGACGCTATGCGACGCTATCAGGTCCTACGGGGTCTCAGCGTTTGTTGCACAAGAACTTGCGATCGTCAGAGGCAAAGCTCCAGCTCACGCTTTAGAACGCCAGTTAATTGGTGAGTACTCACCAACATTGAACTCGCAGTAACCCTAGTTTCCAAAGGGTTTTTGCTTGACAGGTTGTCCAAATTGTGCTATAATTAAGACATGAAAAAGGAAAACAAAATGACAGTATACATTTTACAAGCACAGGGTCTAGGTGATAACGAATTTGCATTTTACAACACTGGCGTTTATAGCACACTGGAATTTGCACAAAATGCAGAACAGAATCTAATTCGTGAGTCGCATGACGACGGGCTTACTGATATCGCAACTAACATAGAAATGCTGGAATTGGATTGCTAAAATGAGAGACGATAGAAAAGATTACGTAGTTAAAGAGACCTGGCAAGATGGTTCTGAGACTTATTTTATTTCCAGAGAGCATCAGCCAGAAGATGCTATTCACAGAGTGAACGTACGCTGGGATTCTATGGCACACGTATTCGGAGCACACGGCACCGTTATTACAAGACCAACAGCATTTGAGATATATAACGCAACAGTAGAAGATATGCCTCATTACTGGCACCCAGCATCAAGCATCAGTTCGCTTGTCAAACGTGTTTATCTTTTAGACGAAATGGAACATTATGGTTAATAATATAGTTGTACCAGAATTTGGAATGTTCACCGAAAAAGGTGATTACGAAGTATATCGCATTGTTGATTTAGCTAAAAGAGCCAATCTGACCTGGTCACAAGTAAAGGGATTATTAGAGCAATTGGCTAATGATTTAGGCTTCGAAGAAGCGACAGATACAGTAGTTCGCGAACGAGTTTGGGAATGTCTATTTTATGAAAGCAGACCATAATATGAGCAAATACGAATTTTTAGAAATGTTAAACGACGAATATCCGCCGGTTAATCTAGCTGGCATTGAATACAGTTTTGGATATGCATTGAAAGAATTAGATCCAATTCGACTCGACGTAATGTACAATGATTATTGCTCAATGCTGGAAGAGGAAGAATATGAATCTTGATAATCTGATCGACGAATATGTCACAATATTAGATCGAGATCCTTTAGATCATTCGGAATCAACTGATGTTATTCTGCAAGAATTCGCGAATAAAGTAATTGAACTGACTCGTCACGATCTTGGTCAAAACAACTATTATAAGAAGCAACACAATCTGGGTATAGATTAAAATGATATTCTACGTTATTGCTATAATCTTTTCAGCATACGCAATATCCACGAACGACGTTTACTATTTGATTCTGTCATTGATCGCATGTTCTATGGCAATCCTCCTGGGTAAAGACTAAATGCCAGAATTAGCGTTTATTGTATTAATGATTCTGGTAATAGCAATCGTACTCACGGATAAAGGTCCACCATATGATTAAAAGAAAATTCGTAGTAGCGGGTAATATGCGGGAATATTATGCATTTCTCGATAAGCATAAAGATGATATTAACGTAATTTATCTATATGTCAACTCCACAAGAGATCTAAAAGGAATGCGGAATATAGAAGGATATTTTACTGGTACTTATAACGAGAGATCTGATATAGAAACGATTAAAGAAGTTATAAGAATGAGCAAGAATAAAACTAATACGGAATATACTGCAGAACCAGTAAAAGCATTAGATAATAATCACGTAATAGATTATA